ACCCGCGATAGACCACACGGCCTGATGCCGAGCTGAACCAGTATTTGTCAGAATAGTAAGTGCTGCTCGATCCGCTCACGGCACCAACTGGCACAACGGCCATCCATTTGCCATGAGCCACTGCCGTTATCCAAGAGTCACCATTAGTCGTACCCTTCACCATCATAATCGTACCGTCCGGCATCCAGATGCGCCACTTGCCCACATTGCCACTCGTGTTCGGTATGTCCACCCTGTCCATCATGTCATACTTGTGTCCGTAGATGTCCTCATAGCCCAGGCAGCAGATATTGTTCACCTGCGTCACCTTTGCAGCACCATACTCGTCCTTCTCCACATACCAGGCATACTGATGCACAAGACTGTCCACAAGACTGTTCGTCACATTCGGATTAATCCCCTTCGCCTCTTCGTAGCCCACAGTGTCCTGCATGCCCCTCGATGCCGTACCGCCAGTCGTGCGTGTATTCGAGTGCGAACCTGCGCCACACTGCTCCTGCATGTTCTTTCGCCCATACTTTGCATAGCTCAGATTTGCGATGCGCCAGTGCATCAGCGGGTCTATCTGCTGCATACCTCTCTGCACGCTATAGTAGTGGAAGTCCATCCATGTCATGTTTGCAGTCGTAGAACCACCCGTTATGCAGGAACGCAGTTTTGTGCCAACCACCGAGCTGCCCGCCACACCACAAAGGTGCTCGTCGTTGGGCACCCAGTCAGGCTCCATGTCTTCAATCTTCTCGCTGTTACTCAACACCACCTTGTCAAACTCAGCAGTGTTTAGTATAGAGAAGTAAAGTGCCACGGCTCCTTCCGGCACATCGCTTATCAGATACATGCCAGCCTCAAACTTGTTGCTCAGCGTAGACACGACTATGGACTGCAGCACTGCGCCAGTCTTGTCAACGAATACGCTGCCCACAAGATTCGTGCCTGGCACACTCGGGAAGCGTACACGCTTGTAGCCATCCACACTCACCATACACACAGAGTACGAGCTGTCATTACTGAAAGCGTTGTTTATCGTGTCCCTGCCGCTCATCACCTTTTTGCCATTTGTATAGCCACCCTGCGTTCTCTTGATGTCCTCAAGCGTCATCACTGTCGCCTCCGGCACTCTTGGCATGTGGGCTCTGTCTCTGAAACTGTAGCAGTCATAGTTTCTACCGTTCAGATAGTCATTCACACCCTTGCTCCAGTAGAACGGCTCCAGCATCATCCAGTCGCCCTCCGAGCCGTCAAGCTTTGCGGGGCTCCCGTCCGCATACTTGTTGCTGTCAGCATCGTCAAGCGGGTAGCATGTCATTTCGCCGTCCAGGTTATTCATCACCGTATCAACACCGGCGATGGTAACGTTCCGGGTCGTTGCTTTCTTCGTCACCTTCGCCAATACTCTGTGGCGGTTCTTCAATATCGCCGCCACATGGCCGCTCGGCTTGTAATCGTTGCCGTACTTGTAGCCCGTCTCGTTGTCCAGGTTGCTGATACACGCGTCGTCTGCAATGGTTTCCGCTCTCTCCAGCATCGTGTATTCCGGCTGCTCGATGTTCAGTTCCGGGAAGTGCTCGATGTATGCAGCATAGGTCTCATCATCAACGTAACGAGTCAGCCGGTATGTGCCTACCAGTCGGCAGCTCTCCACATTGCCGCCATTCTCGTCCACACCGCCCGTCTGCATCAGTGAGGCCAGCAGGCTGCCGTCGCCTTCCATGTCGATGCCGGTCACACGCAGATACTTCACGTTTCCGCACCTTGCGTGCAGCGTCTGCCAGTCCACACCAGGGCAATTGTCAACCACAAGCCTGTTGATGTTGCTTGTGCCCTCCAGCGTCAGACCGCCGGTCGTCAGTTTGCCCAGATAGCGCAGTTCCAGTGTCTGCAACGTTGCCGGGAGCGTTACGCTCGTCAGCGGAGCACCCTGTGCGAAGTTCACGCCGGTCAGGGCTGTCTTGCCTGCCTTCAGTGTCTCCAGCTTCGTGTTGTTGCTCAAGTCTATGCCGGTGAAACTGCCTGACTTCAAGCCGGTCATATTCAGAGTACGCAAGTTTCGGCAACCGTTCACCAGCAATGCGTTCAGCGTTGTCTGTGTCTGGCCGCAACTCACGTCAAGCGTCCTCAGGGCGGAACAGTTGTTCAAGTTCAGAGTCTGGAGTATGGCATGGCTAACGTCCGTCAGGTCAAGCCCCATGATGCGGCTCGCACCGTAGATGTATTGCGGGTCATTCACGATGAGGTCCGTGTCAAGCGTCAGTTCCACCTGACTTCCCATGTCCTCCGCCAGCACTGCGCTTTCGTGCGGAGTACCGCTCGTGTAGCCGTACCCGAAGAAATACCTCTCGCTCGCCGTGATTCTTATCTTCCGGTTGTCACTTCCGAACTTATAGCCGAAGTAGGCCGCGAAACTGTCCTTTCTGTATGTACCGCACACATACTGGCTGTCCAGCAATGCAAAGCGGTTCTGGATGGTATAGGTGCGGTGCGCGTATCGGCTGCCCTGGAGTGCATAGAGATAGTCATAGTAACTCGTAGTGCCGTCTGCCGTCGTCACACCCTCCGTCAGCGGCTTGATGTACTTGTAGATGCCGTCCTTGTTGTAGATGCGCTCACACCAATTGCCCATCATTTCCTCATTGAACACCTTCAGCACATACTCCAGCGACATCGTGCTTCGCAGCTTGTCTGCCACCTCCCTCAATTTGTCCGGACAGCCTCTCACAAGTTCCCACAACACGGAATCGTGTCCTGCAAACGCATACGAGCCGATGCTCTCGTCCACCGTCTCCCACGTGATCGTGTAGTCGTATTTCAGAACTGAGTCGTTGCGCTCACCGAACACCGTGTCCATGTCGTATGGGATGAAGTACCATATCTTGCCGTCCCACGTCACGAGCATCATGTTCTTCGCGCGGTTGTCCACAGCCATGAAGTAGTCCGTTATCAGATACCATGCAAATGGCGAGTCGTTGCCGAAGTATTCCGCATATTCGTTCAGGAATTTCGTCGGGTTGCCCTTGCACGAGTATATCCACTCCCAAAGGCGCTTCACTGCCGCCTTGTCGTCCTCATGCGCCGTCGCCCATGTGTCGTCGGCCTTGAAGCGGAACTCCAGAGCATCGTCAAACGTGTCCATGTTGCTCGTACCGAACAGGCACAATGTCTCCGAGTTGTTCAGGAACTCCAGGCAGATACACTTGTTGCGCTCGCCCTTCAGTGTAGCCTCGTCATTGAAGCCCTCGATACCCTCAAAGCCGTAGATGATGCCGCTGCCGCTCTTCTCGTTGTTGAAGTTGTACTTGCCAAGATACACGTTCTCACCCGTGCCGTTGTTGTCGTAGAACAAATCTATCGGGAAACCGTCCACGCCGATTCTCACGTCATAGTTGCCCTTGTAGGCCATTTGTGGCGGAGTCAGCCAGCCGCATCTCTTCCAGATGTCGTTCACGATTCTCACCGCACCAGTATTGTGCGTAGATGAAGAATCTGAGAAGTCCGCCTTCAGACAGAATATGTCTATCGGTCTTGCACCTGGTTTGAACGAATATTTGAAGTCCGCTACCTCCACACCGTTCACATACAGCTTCGTGCCGTACTTCGTCGAGCGGCTGAAGTAGATGCGGTAGTTCTTTCTCGGGTAGGTCGTCGATGAGGTGCCTTGTATTCTCAGTCCACACTGGTAGATGATGAAGTCATACTCCTTGCCGTAGGCAGAGTAGAAGTAGATGTCCACCGGAACCTCAAACTTCTTGTTATTCGTCTGGTTCACCAGGTTCACGTCGCCCACGATTCTCATCACGCTCTTGCCCATTGCCCTCAGCTTGTCGATGTCAACGTCTGTGCCCTCGTCGTCCATCACCTGGTTCTTTTCGAACAGCACCACCATCTCGTCGCTTGTCGGGCGGTCCACCATATAGTTCGACAGTTCCTCATCATCACCCAACGCACGGTTGTACACACGCATGTTCCGCACCTCTACATCTGCACTCTCGCTCGTGATCTTGATGTTCGTGGGTTCTTCCTGGAGCAGCGAGTCCGTCGAGGCATACTGCTTCGCGCCGCATAGGATGCCGTTCACATACAGCATCATCAGTCGGCCAGCCTTCTTCTCCTGCACCACGAAGGCTATCTTCAGGGTCAGACCGCTTGCAAACTTAGTGCCTACTTCCGAACCTGCGCCCGTCCGCATCAAAGCCTCCTGCGTCGTCAGTCTGAAACCCACGCCGCCGGTCATGCAGTCCACCACCGTACCCCTGCGGTCGGTCACGTTCGTGCATGTCAGCTCCATCTCGTAGGTTGCGCCCGTGGTGGTCGCGTCGTTGCCGAAAGGCTTGTACCCGATTTCAACATTCGCGCCGTTCGTCAGCTTCAAGGCATCTCCTGTCCAGCCGTTGCTCTGCCAGTCAAAACCTTCAAACACCGTTTGAACGTCGTTATAACGCCATTCAGCAGGCTCGCTCTCTGCATTGCTTCTGCCGGCTGCCGTCAGTTTCAGTACGAGTCCTGCTGTCGCCTCGCTCAGATCAATGCCGCTCTCCGTCACCTTCACGTTCAGCTTGTATTCCGTTGTGCCGCACTTCAGCACCATGGCCACGTCGCCCTGCTCAAGGAAACGGTTTGTATATACCTGCGTAGTCCTCGGAACGCTCACCGTCTGCGTCCGTATGCCGTCTCGCCACACACCCACCGTCGCCGGGGTCGTTGTCGGGTCATACGCCACAAAGTCAAATCTCACCTGCTCATACTGGCCGGTTTCAATAGTCGGGGTCAGATGGTCGTCCGCAAAAATGCGTCCGTCACCGAAGGTCAGCTTCGTGCCGATATACGGGGCGTTCTGTCCGGCCTTCAGAATGTCAAAGTAGATGCTCTCACTCTTCAGCGTCAGCTCCGCGCTCGCCTCCATCTCGGCGACGATCTGCACCGTGTGCCGGCCGATGCTCACTCCCGACATCGACAAGGAGAAACTGCCGTTCGTCGTGCCGCTTCTTTTCACCGTCTGCGAGTCCCACTGGTGTCCGTCCAGATACAGCGTCACGGTTTTGTCGCCGCTTCCGCTCACCGCAAAGGGGATGCTCACCGCCTCGCTCACGCCGTAGCCGCCCTTGGCGACACACTCGGCTATGTTGAAGCTGCTGCTCAGCGCAAGGGTCACAGCCTTCACGCTCACATAGCTCTGCCTCGTCTGTGTCTTGCCGGTGGTCGGGTCGGTCGTGGTAGCCCTCACATAGATGTCTGTCGTTCCGAGCAGCAGGTATTTCGTCAGATCCAGGGTATAGGTTCCCTTGCTCACATCATGCTGCGTGTCTGCATACATCACGGTCGCGCCCCTCTTCATCTCAATGCTGACTGTTGCCTTCTGCCCCGTGGATGTGCCTTTCTCGTCACCGCTGCTGTACTGGTGGTCATACGTCCATGTCAGCATCGCGCTGTCACCTTCCTTGATGATGGTCTTGCTGACGGCTGCATCCAGCACGATTTTCGTGGTCGAAGCGTCACCGCCTCCACCACCGCTTCCTGCAGGAATGTCCGCAGACGCTATCTCCGCACCGCTCTTGTTGGTCAGTGCCAGGCGCACGCTGCTGCCGTCGTCACTCAGTTCGGCGTTCATGCCCAAGACGGTGCTCGCCTCTATCTCCATCAGCTTTGCCGTCACAGCAGCGTTCTGCACCGGGTTCGTCGAACTTGCGTTCAGGCTCTCGTCCACCTCTGTCTCGCTGATGGTGATGGCGACGTTGCCGTCCTCGCCAGGCTCCAGCTTCTTGCCGTTCAGCGTCACGCTCTTCACCGTGCCGTCGCCGCCAAAGTCCTCCCAGCTCGCCGCCTGTTCCCAGCTCTCGATGTTCGTGCCCTTGAACTGCTTGGTCTCCCATTTGCCCTGTGCCGTCTCATAGGTTATGCAGCGTCCCTTCGCACGTGCCTTTCCTTCCACGGCTGCTATGGCGGTCTCAAGCGTATAGTATCCGCCCTCCAGCGGAACCTGCTCAGTCACGTTATAGGTGTTGCCACCACCGCTTCCGCTTATCTCCACCAGGTTCTCTTCCTCATCGCTCCACACATACACCACGCCACCGCACACATACGCCTTGTCCTTCAGTACTTCCGTGCGCACATCGTTCATGTACATGTCTGCGCCTAACCAGTTATTGCAGTATATGTTACCATTCTTCCCGCAGAAGGATTTGTTCACCGTGTCATAGTACACACCGTCTATCTGGGGGTATGATACAAGTCGTATCTCCACGCCTTCCACCAGCCCGTCAAACCGCGCTGTCGCGCCGTTCCTCGCAGCCAGTGCCGTGTCCTTGTACTCCGCTTCCACGCTCTCAGCCTTTGCCACAGCAGCGTTGGTCTTCTGGGCGGCATCCGTGGCCTTGCTTGCTGCATCATTGGCAGTTTTGGCCGCAGCCTCCGCTGTTGATGCTGCCTTATCTGCTTTCTTTGCTGATGCGTCAGCGACAGCAGCAGAAGCCGTGGCGACTGCTGCTGCATCCTCCGCAGGTTTCGACAGCAGTTTCAACGGGGCGCTCACCACCGTCTCGCCTCTCATGGCAGGGAGGCTCACCACACCGTCCAGCGTGCTCACCGCTTCCAGCTCGTCCACACTCTGGCTGTCAGTCTTTATCTGGTTCACCACATCCTGGACCAGTTCCTTTTTCTCTTCTTCTGTCAGTGCCATAGTCGTATGATTTTTTGTTATGATTGTTTATTGATAATTCTTGCCGTATATTTCGTAGGCCAGCCGTTCAGCGTCTCGGTGCTGTCTGGGTCATACACCAGTAGCAGCTCAAGCGTATCACCCTTGCCCATATCCAGTGTCTCGTAGTGTCCGCCATCCCAATGTACCATCACAGGCAGTTCCTCGGTATTCCAAGGATATTCCTTTTTGCTGTCCTGCTGGCTGTAGCGTCCACACACCTTGTAGTTGCTCGACCCTATATCGGCGATGATAGTTATTCTCATACAGAATGGGGTATCCTTTCCAATGGCCAAACCGTCCCTCACTTGCCATATCTTGGGCAATGCCACAACGGTAGAACCTTGCGTCGCCTTAACGATGAAGCGGTTCGCTGCCTGCAGATCCATATAGCCAACAAACACCGTATTCGCCTTGTCAAGGGCTATTTTTTTGTACGCATAGCCGTCCATAGCACCGTTCAGCACACCAGAACCCTTACCCGCAAAGGCGAAATTTCCGTTCATGGAGTTTTCTATGTCGAACACGATGCCATACTTCGGGGATATGCCAAAATCGAAGTTGTAATCAGTGGCAGTATCCACCAACCGGCATAGCATAGGTTGCCCGTAGGTGTTCCATGTGCCGAATATGGCTTGCCGTCCCTTGTCGTTGAACCCTATCATGTCATCATACAAGAACAGGCCGTTTTCGGTATCCTTTACCTCAATTGTACCATCTTCGTTATAAATTACATCTGCACCACCTATGTGACCATGCCCTATGCTGAAACCGCCTATAGCCCCACCATCGGCGTACACGTTACCTCGGAATGTACCATTAACAGCCTCGATACTGCCGTCTTCCTTTACCTTGAAGTAGCCGTTGGCCGTCACCAATCCCTCCAGCTTGATATTGTCCGCCGTCAGCTTGATGACGGTTTTCTTATTGCCCTCACCATCCGTTTCCTCTACGCCCACACCTATCAGAGCCAGTTTGCCGTTTGCATCCTTAATATAGATACCCGTACCTTCAGGTTGTATCATCAGCCCCGTCTCTTGTAGTGCCCGCTCGTCCTTGTCATACACGGCTGCCGATATTTTCACCAGTCGCTCCGACTGCTCAAACAGCGTTTTGTACTTGTACGTCAGCGCCTCAATCTTGTCTGTGCTCAACACCAGCATATACAGATAGATGTCGCCGTCAAACGCCAGTTTGAAGTCGCCCGTGCCGTTCCACAGTCCGCTGCAGGTGTATTGCACATAGCCGTCGGTAGCAGCGATTTCCTCGCTTACCTCCATACTGTTGAAGTCCGCAAAGCCCGTCTTGTCAACATTCTCAAAACCTATCTTCAGCGTGCCCGACTTTGCGCAGCGATAAAAGAAACTCAGATACACTGGCAAGGCTTCCTTCTTCCCCTCGCCGTTTGTCGGAAAGGTCGGCACAAAGCGTAGATTCTCATGCTTCTGTCGGATATACTTGTTGCGTATCCGCACCACCTTGCGTCCCATGTCTGTCACCACGCTCGCACCGTCACCCTTTTTCGATAGCGCTGCGCCGTTGGCCCATATCCACTTGTTGCCGATAAGGAAGAACACGGTCTCGTTCTCGGAGTTCCATTTCTCCAGTCCCGATGTGAACGTGGGGTTGTTCAGATAGCCTTTCTCGCTCAGGAAGTCGTTCCGCACGCTGTCAATCGCACTCTGCACTTTGCCCTCCGTAATCTCCAGCTTGGTCTTCACGTCCTCGCCGGTCGAAAGCAGGAACGTGCCGCGCAGATACACATTGTCCGCATACAGGCCGTTGCCCCGTGGCTGGTTGTTCCACGGAAAAGTGTCATCCTTAATGCCGTCCAGGTTGCCAAGTCTTGCGCGTAGGGCATTGCCAAAGCTCTTCCCGCTCACGCCGTCCATCACGTCCACCCTCGGTTCGCCGTCCTCAGTTGCCGATATAAGCACCAGGTTCTGGCGGTTCTTCACTGCCGTGTTGCCCATCAGCACACACTCGTCACCCGCCTTCGGTTCCACGTCCTCAAACTCCTCCTTCGCCACCACGATGCCGTCCGTCGTCACGTCAGCCACCTCCACCCAGTAGCTCCGTAGGTCCGTGCCAGTGAACGTCTGGCAGCGCACCAGGTCATGTCGCACGAACATGTTCTCCTGCTCGAAGCTGATGAGGTAGTAGTCGCCTTGTTCCTCCACAGCCTTTATCTTCCCGTTCGCTGCGCTCACGCATATCTGGCCGCCAACGCTCCGCACCTTGTTTATCAGCAGCTCAAACACGTTCATCACCTGGCGCACCGTCAGTTTGTCCACAACCAGATGCGACAAGCGGTCCTCGTCCATACCCAGCCTCCAGCCGCTGTCCGTCAAGCCCCCGCCGCTATAGTCCACGCTTCTGAGCAGCTCCCTTACCACAGCCGTCAGCAGCTCCGCGTTGCCCTTGCCGTCAACAAAGCCGTTCTCCTCCTCGCCGAACACCACACCCTGCTCAAAGGTTATCCGCCCCTTCGTGCGGTCGTTGCGTTTCCTGCTCAGAAATTCCTGCTCGCTCCTTCTTGCCGAAAACAGATTGTTGTCCGTAGGCAGAGTCGTGTCCCAAGAGCGTATCACGTCAGGCAGTTCCACAGTGTTCGCCTTCACCTCGCTCCGCACGTTCTCTATCTCGTCCACCATGCGGCTCTGCGTCGTTTGCGACAGCACGTCACTTATCTCGATGTCAGCCTCCGTCGGGCGCTCCAGCTTCTGGTCCACCACCGTTATGCGGCTCTCACGGTAGCCGCTCGCAAAAAAGCGGTCACTCTCCAGCCGCACCCTTTGCCCCATGCACGGCACAACGCCACGCTTCTTCAGCGCCACATAGTCCGTCGAGCATTTGTACACACTTTTGTCCAGGCAGTGCTCGTCCATGTATTTTTCCACTGCCGTCGCATACTCCTCCTCCGCTATCGGGTAATACTCGTCCGGCATCCTCACGTTCCACAGTATATAGGTGTCCTCCGCTTTCGGCTCCAGCACTCCGCCCGGCACCTGCGTGTCGTCATCGTATGGCCATATCGTTATCAGCTCAAACTCCCGCGTCGCACTGTTATAGTTCACCTCAAAGTAGTGCTCCCCGTCCTCGTCGTTGCCCAGACCGGCCAACTGCCCCGTCTGGAACGTCACGCGCTTCACCAGACCTCCTATCTCATATTCGTTCGGATCGAAGTTCATCTCGCCGTCCGTGAAGTAGTATATGTCGAATGACTTGCCGTCATCGCCCTTTTTCGTCTCCTTCCTCACCGAGCTCACCTTGCCAGTGCGCCGCGGGTATATCTCCTGGAACGCCGTCTGCTCGAAGTGCTCCACAATGCCCAGCTCCGTGTTCCGTTCCACATACGTCGCACGGCTCGGCAGCAGCAGTCGGCTGCTGCCGTATTTCTCAGCGTCTATGTTGCGGCTGCTGCCTATCGGGAACAGTCGGGTGAAGAATTTCACGTTGTCAGCCGAGTCACGCTCTATGCTCAATAGACCGTTGCCGTAGCCCAGCGTCACCTCGTCGCCCCTCTCGCAGCGGCATACGTTCACCGTCATGCCCTCTATCCACCATTCCGTCCCGACCTCGTCGGCTATCTTCTTCAGAGCGTCGTTCCCGTACAGACCCTCCGAGTAGTCCACCACGATGTTGCCCGTAGCCTCCACTTTGCCCACCTTCCAGTCCGTTATGCCGCCCATCCAGCGGTTCAGGTTCTTCACCACCAGGGCCACATGCTCACGGGCCGTCGCCGTGTAGCTGAATACGGGCGAATCCTCAGTGTTCAGCATCAGAGCCTGTTTGATAAGGCTCGCCGCACCGTACAGTTTCACCGAGTACGTCCATTTCCTGCGACCCGTCTGCTTCGGAGTGTACGTCTCCACACACCAGAACTTCCGCCCTTCCCACACCGTCCAGTCGTTCAGCTCCAGTGTCACGCACTCCTGGCTGTCCAGCGACACGCTCAGGTAGTCGTCACCGCCCACCTCCTCGTGGTGAGTGCTGCTACTGTCGGGCACCAGCGTTGTCCTCAGCCGGTTCCGTTTGTCATATATCTTCAGCTCCATGTCCTTTGATGTCCTTTTTATCGTTGTTTTATCGTTGTTTGAATACCTTGCAAACGCCGTTTCAGTACAGAGGCTTCGGCTCCCTGAATTTCAGCCGCATCCTGCTGCACACGCCGCCTTCGCCTATCGGGGTCAGTTGCTCCGTCTCCGTTGCCCCCAGATACCGCAGTCTGAACGTGCGGTCTATCTCCGGCAGCCTCACCTCCAGCCATCCGTCCTTGCCCGTCCGCAGCATCGTGAAAAACCTGCCGTAGTTCACGAAGTACGCCTGCGCCGACTCAGCCCATAGGCAGAAGTACAGCTCCACGTCACGCGCCTGAAGGTGCAGCTCTATTTCTTCCGGTAGCTCCTCCCCGTCAGCGTCAGGGTTGTCCACCACAGTCAGCTCCTTCGTCGTGCTCGGCTTCAGCAGAGCCTCATAGTTAGTCCATTCTCCCTCCTTCTTCTCCGTCAGGAACACGCCCCATTCCAGAGCAGCGTCCTTGTCGTTTATGTACAGCAGACCTTTCGTTATCTCCATGCTCTTTCCTCCTTTTTCTTACCTTGTTTTAATGCCGTCCCTACGCAGCGTGGTCAGGTCGTCCTTCATGTCACGCATGTCCTTGCGCATCAGTTTCAGCGTCTCGCTGCACTCGCCCGTGTTCGTATCTATACGTTTCAGGTGCCCCAGAGCCGTCTGCATGCTCCCCGCCACATTCTCCACGTTCGTGTCTATGTTCGTCTCGTGCACCAGCATCGCCGTGTACAGACCCTCCAGTTTCGTTATGCTCTCCTGCGAGGCCGTCGTGTATGCACCGCTCTTTCCCGTCTGCGTCGTGCTCTCCCCCTGCCACAAGTCCAACCCCTTCTCCTTCGCCATCTGACGATACTTCTCCAGCAGCGCGTTGAAGGTTCCCTGCTGGCTCAGAGCATTGTCCGTCATGTCGTCCAGAATCCGCACATAGTTGCCAAACTTCTCCTCGTCCGTCAGGTCCTCGCGCTTCATCACGTCCAGCATCTCCTCCTGAGCCTTCTCCAGCAGTGGGGCTATCGTCACCGTGTATATCATCTGCTCCGCCAGCTTCTCCAGCATACCCGTCAGTGAGTCCACAAAAGCCTTCCCCGCATCAGTACCGTTCTTGAAGGCATCCACCAGAGCGTCCGTCAGCGTCTGACCAAGGTCGCCGAACACACCCTCAAAGTAGTCCTTCACAGACTCCCAAGCCTCCTCAGCCTGGTCATATAGGTCTATGATATACTGCAGCGCCTCCTTGTCATTCTTCGCAAACTCACGGCTGTTCATGATGCTCTCTGCCAGCTTGCGGTTAAAGTTCCCCGCACTGTCTATCAGCTCCGGATAAACATCCAGAATGCTGCTGTACGTATCCTTGCCCTTGCCCCAGCCGAACAGACCCGTCTTCTTGTGTCCCGTCTTTATCTCAATGTCTGCCAGACCCGAGTACGCATCCTTCAGCTCCGAGTAGCCCTTGTTCAACATCTTGTTCCAGAAGGCATTCCCAGTATCAAGGTATCCGAACTTCTTCTGCTGCTCAGCCGTGCCCGCAATCTCCGCCTTCAGACCAGCGTAGGCATCCTTCATCACCCTCACAGCGTTCGCAGCCTTCCCGTAAGTGTCCGTGCCGAATATCGTCTGGGCCTTCTCCAGCTCCAGGTTCTGCTCCATCAGCAGCAGGTTATACTCACGCTGCTGAGCCGTCACCTCCTCCATGATCTTCTCCAAAGCAGCCTTATGACGCGCACTCGCCTGAAAAGCCTTCGTCACCCAGCCGATAGCCTCGCCCGCGGCAGCAGCTATGCCGCCAACGACGCCGCCCTCAGCAAAGCCACGGCCTATGTTGCTCACACTCGTCATCACACCCTGCACAGCATCCATCGCCTCAGCCATGCCATCGTTACCCGCCGCCTCAAACATCTCGCTCAACCTCCCGGCCAGGTCGCCCACCATCTCAGCAGAAGCCGCAGCAGACTCACCAAGGCGCTTCAGCTTAGCCTCAAGGCCCTTCTCCTCACCATCCTCGCCGTGCTTGAACAGCTCCCCAACCGCATCAGCCAGAGCCCTGAACGGATTCTTACCGAGCACCTCCTTCTTCAGCTTCTCATACTGCTCCGTCAGAGCCTTCAGCTTCTCAGGGCTCTTCTCCAGAGCCTTCAGCTCAGCCGGCGAAAAACCCAGTCCCGCCATATCCTTCTGCGTGATCCTCCGCTCCGTCCTTCCGTTCCCGTCCTTTATCACAGCAGTGCCCTCAGCGTCCTTCGTCCCACGCAGATAGTCCATCAGCACCTTTATACGGTCTATTATCTTCTGCACCTCAGCCACACTCTTCTCCGAAGTGTCAGCAAACAAGTCCACAAGCACCTTGTTCTCCTTGCCAAGCTCCGTCAGCTGAGCATCGTCCACAGACTTCAGCGCAGCACGCTCCTGCTTCGACAGCTCTTCCAACGCACGCTCCTTCACATCCTCGCCTATAGGACGCCCGTCTGCGTCCACAGCCTTCTCTATCTGAGCACGATCCTTAGCAAACTTCTCGCTGATGCTCTTGCGCTGCTCCTCGTAGTCTTGGTACTTGGCGAGCAAATTCTGATAGAGCTTTGCTTCGGAATTTTGCTTGTATGCGTTTGCGGCTTCAGTATATTGTTTCAGATAGTTTTTTTGGTCAGCACTCAAATCATCCATAGTAACAGTTGGACGCTTCAACCCTTGCTTCTTCCAGTCAGGATGAGCCTGTTCAAATGAGAGGTCAGATATATTCTGAAGTTCATCTACCCATTCTTGCTGGCGCAAACGGTTCGCTTCGATAAGTTTATCGTAATTGAGATTTATCGTTTCAAGTTCCTTGTCAAAACCCTCTTGCAAGCCGTCAATCTCCGCTTGTTTCAAATCAAATGCGGTTTGCTTTTCTGACGCTTCTTGTTTACGTTGTGCCGCTTCTACCTGACGCCCTTTCTCTTCTTGCTCTGCTGCCTTTATATTAGCTTTCTCCTGAGGTGTAAGACCTGTGTTCTTTGTCTTTTTTGTTTTCTTTGAAGTGTCACCACCTGCAGCCTCATAGTTTGCCTTTGCCTTCTTTTCTTCATCGCGTGGCTTGCGCAATGCTGCAAGATAGGACGCTTCATCAGGATAAAGGGAACGATTGTTGCGATTCTTTATGACTTTATTTACTTCATTCTGTGCATTAATCCATGCGGTTTTTGCATCTTTCATGAAGTCTTTAGAGGCATTCTCGTGTATGCTTTTCATACGGGCAGTAGCCGATTTGATGCGGTTTTGCAATTCGTCAACACTAGTTGCAACACTCTCCCCTGGAAGTTGTACAAGTTTCTTTCCTTGCTTGTTTGCAGAGGAGATACAATTTTTGTAGAAGTTGATAGTCTTTTGAGCGGTCTCTGCGTTCATACTATTCAACTTTGCCATAAACTTGTTATGGTTATCTGTTCGCACTTGCTGCACATCTTTCCACACCGTACCCTCTGAAGCTTTAATCAACGATTCTATAGCGGAGTTGAATGTCTGAAACGTACCACGCACGTTCCTCACTTCTTTATTATATTTCTTGTCAAGGTTCTGATAGAGATTATAATCAGAATCTGACATATTCAAGCGACCGGTTTTGTAGTACTGCTTGCGCAATTCCAAATATTTCTTCAGATCCGCCACTCGTTGTCGGTCTGCCTTCAAATTACCTTCGCCTTTAAGATTACGTTCCTCACGAAGTTCCTCGTTATATTCTCGGCGTGCCTCCGTCAGTTTGTCGATAAGTTCCTTTTCGGTCTTGTATTTCGCAAATACTGACGGCATCAATTTCTTTAGCTTTTCTAGAGCTTCTAGTCTGTCTAGTTCCGCTAGATTTTCATCTGTTATGGTGCTTATACATTTTTCAATCGCTTCTTTTTTGTCATTGATTGCATCTGTCTGTTCTTTCTCACGATCAGCCGCACGTTGAGCCTCGTCAGCTGCTGCAGAGCAATTCTTTGAATATATAGCCAGCGCAGCGGCAGCAGACAAAATAACAGTTGCAAGTAACACATAAGGATTGGCATTTGCTGTTATATTGAAGGCTTGCTGTGCAGCTGTTGCAAGTCCCAATTCTTTACGGAACATAGCCACAAGGCGAATGTTTTCAACAAAAGAAGCAGCCTTCTGTACTGCCAGTGTTGCAATCAAAGCTGTTTTATAACTGCCATATACCGCAACAAGCGACATAAGGGCTTTTCCTACCGCTTCATAGTTCTTTACAAGTTCTGAAGCCACTTCAACGCTGCCCGTTAAAATACCCTCACTCTTTTCGCCCATGGCATTGAACATGTTGTCAATAGCACCTTCCAAATTTGAGATTTGTCCCTTCAAACCTTTGCTTTGCTTATCCAGCATACCATGAAATTTGCCACCCTCTGCGGTTGCGTCTGCAAATGCCTGTGCCACCATTTCAGAACTGATAGCACCTGCGGACATTTCGTCTTTGAGTTGCCCTATGCTTTTGCCTGTTTTTTCCGATATGGTAGCGAGTGGATTGAAACCGGCATTTATCATCTGGAGCAAATCCTGTCCCATCAGTTTGCCTGTAGCCGACATTTGCGAAAATGCAAGTACAAGCGAGTTGAAGCGGTCACGGTCGCCCATGGAGATGTCACCGATCTGCTTTAGGGTTGGTATGACTTTCTCCGCTTCGATATTGAATGCGAGCATAGTCTGCGCTCCTCCTGCAAGATCATTAAGCATAAGCGGTGTGTTCACGGCATATTCACTCAATTCGCTGAAGAACTGTGTGGCTTTGTCCTTGCTGCCTAACAATGTTTCAAACGAGATGATGAGGTTTTCCACTTCCTGGCGCACATCGATCATTGTTTTCACAAATTCCACAGCCTTCTGTGCCGTGAACACACCGCCAATGGTCATGCCGACTCGTTTCAAGGACTCATCAAGCAAATTAGCCTTAGTCTGGGCATCCAACATGCCCTGGCTAAGGTTCCCTTTCATCAATAATTCTACTTCTACAGCTTTCATGTCATTTCTTCAGTCTTGTTTGAAAACACTCCAGGATCTCCTGAGCGGTCCGCTTCCCTTTCACTTTACGCGACGGCCCAGAACCTTCCTTGCCCTTCACCTTCACATAACGCGGAGCATCGGCAAGCATCAGCACCAGAGTCTCCCAGTTCACACCCCACAATATATAGTCCACGCTCCAGCCTGTCGCCTGAGCCACCTGCCAAAGCATACCGAAGAGGCTATGTGAACTCTCATACTTAGTTCTTAACTCCCCTTCCTTTAATGGCTCGCTATCGTCGGCTTCAGCGGATTCGTCGCCGCCGACAATGCGATAATACTCTCGAAACCCCGAGTACCCAGCAGAAGCGTCCAACGTCGGAAAGCAGCCTCAAGCCAAACGTCATCCACCCACCAGCGTAGCAACCATGCCACCACGCCCGACAGCAGCAGCCCGCTCCACTTCCCCCTGCATATCGTCAGAGCAACAATCCGGCTCACAGTGCGCCCGTGCTCCCCAAGCCAAGCCAGACGCTCTGACTCTGTCATCGCCTCCAGCTCCGCGTGAGTCACGTTCATGCCGGCAAACAGACGAGCTATACGTATCTGACCGCCAAGACGCGGACGGCCCATCCTGAAACGCAGACGTATCGGCTCCTTGCGACACGGCAGCTTCACCTCCTTAAAAGGAACGGAGACACCAACGTCCAATAGTGCCTCCGCTGCCTCCTTCTCAATATTCATGCTCATAAGCCATCAACGCTTAGCCCGCCACATCCTCAATGCTGTAAGGCTCGCTACCGTCGTCAGGAATCATCACCTCAACCTCAACCTTCACCTTCGACACGCTGTCCAAGTTCAGGTCGCCGTCAATGTAAGCCGACACAAAAGCCTTCTTGATCTTCACCTCGTGCGACGAGTCCGTCTGAATCGACAGCGGGCTCGTAATCTGAACAAGCTTCGATGGAGCCTTCCAGCCAGTAGCAGCAGAATCACCCGTCTTCACTACCTCACCGCCCATCAGGGCTGCCATGTTCTCGTAGTCCATCTGGATCAAGTCAAAGCTCGGGGCAATCGTGCCGTTCGACTTCGGAATCACAAGCACAGGACCGCCATGCTTCTGGGCAGCGTTAATCTTAGTCACCTCGCCCTTGGCACCGTTCAGCTTGAAGCTGTTTTCCTCGATGTAGCCAAGCGTTTTTTCGCCTACCTTAACGACCGCCAGGCCGTACATAAATTCGTTCATAAATCTTCATTGTTAAAATTGTTATTACCGTGCAGACTATTCCGCCTGCAATAAATACACACCAGTCCACCCACCACAGCCCTCGCTCTTTCGAACGTTCTTCAACCGCCGTTTGAACACTGTCCTGAAGATGAGCGTTCTTCACGCTCAGGCGCTCGTTCTCCGCCTCATAATACGCACACAGACGCGCCAAACTGTCGCAGCCGCTCTCTATCACCAGGGTAGGAGGCTTGCCGCCCGTATTCTGCTTCACACTCGCCTTCACGTGCGCACGGCCCGAGCTCGCAGCATAGCTCGCTCCTTCAGGCAGTCGCCACAGACCGGAGTCAAGCGCTATCTCCAGCAATGCCGTGTCCGCCTTCACCGGCGCCGTCCACCACGCCTTCATCACGCTCGTCGCGGCGCTTGCGCTGTCCTTTCGCACTGCGCTTGCCGACACTTTGTTTTCCGACCTCACCGTCTGTCTCGTCGAGCTGCAGCTCGCTGCTGACAGGACAAGCAGCCCTGTGAGGACATAGCTGAATAGCCTCAATGGCACGCGACAGACGGTTGACAGCACGTCGCGTGAGGTTGTTTTCAGCCACCAGTTTCTCAGTGATCTTTGTCGTCTCTTCATATTTCTTCTGAGTTTCAACAAGCAGCGTCGATACGTCTTCGTACATCACCTTGTAGGTGTCATGCACGCTCTTCGCCGTCTCGGCCTCCTTCACCTTGCGGTTCGCAACCCAAGCGATGGCGGCACCTATGCCGCCCGAGGGTATAGCCCACTGCAGGATTTGCATGATTACTGTGTCCGCCATCCTTGTTTTCTCTTTATTCGTTATTTACTCTGTTTTCACACTCTCCTTACTGCCTGATGCCGATGCTCTCTAACCATGCCTTCACGTCAAAACTCGGGCAGGCTTTAGTCACGCCTGGCAGGTCACGGTGACCCACAATCTTGATCTGTGGGAACCTTTCATGAAAGTTCCTCACATAGTCAGTCATAGCCTTCAGCTGTGCCGCCGTGCGCGTGTCCTTGGCCGTCTTGCCGTCCTTTGCCAGACCGCCGGCATACACCACATGGCGGCTCACCGAGTTATAGCCCGCAGCACCGTTCGTCACCTCCCAGGGGTCCACCTCCGCATCCTCGTTGTTCTTCACCAGGCGCTCCACTGTTCCGTCCAGATGGAACAAATCGGTGTAACCCACCTGCTTCCAGCCCCTGCCGCCCTTCTTCACCGGGTCAGTGTGCCAGTGGCGTATCTCTTTAGAGCTTACCTCACGGCCTTCTGGCGTGGCTGTGCAGTGCAGCACCAGATATTTCATCCTTGCCATAGCCTAGCCGATGGGGTCAGCATACTCTGCCAGACCGCGTTCCACAACGTCATGGGCACGATCCAGCTCAAATTCAAGCACCTCACCTGCCTCGTGCACCACGCTCAGGTCTTCCTTGTCGCGAAACTTTGCCACGACCTTCACACTCACTGTCTTTTTCTCTGCCATAATCTTTTTTTTATTTTAGTTGTATTTGTTACCTGGGCGGAGGCGGTTCCACGCACTCCGCCGTTCCCAGTTTCTATCCCTCGGGCACGTAATTGAACTTCTTGGTCTTTCTCCAGTCCATCACCACAATCTCCTCGCCGAAGCCAACGTTCGTGTCGGCCTTTATCAGCAGCTTGAAGAAGTACAGCTCCGATGGGTTGCTCAGCTTGTCTATCTGGATCACGTTCTCGTCGTCCTGAAGGTTCACCGCAGCGAAGAAGTTGCCGTCCGCATCGGGCGAGCACAGCGTAGCCATGATGAGCGAGTCTGGCCAGGCGGCCACAGTCTCGATGGCGATGCCCTTGAAGCGCTTGCTGTTCACCTCGCTCTCGTTAGAGTTCTTGTGCTCGCGCTCTGTCAGTTCCTTGTCGTACTGATCAAAGTCGTCAACGCTCATCAGAATGCGCAGGTTCGGGTTCTCGCGCATCGCCTTGGGGATGGCGTTGCGCACAGCATACAAGCGGTCTATCATCGAGGTGGGGCCCTCAGGGTTCACCACAATTACGTCGCTTGCCTTGGCTGCTTGCGTCAATATGCCGTCCATCAGCTGGTCGTCGGTGCCACCGCTCACATACTCGCCGTTCACAAACAGGTTGCCAAGCTCAAACTGCACCTGCTTCGACAGCGCCTCCAGAAGAGCGTTCTGGGCCTCGGGAGGAAGTTCCGCAAACACCAGGTTGCCCTTAGGCTGCCACTTTCTCCATATCTGCTCAAAAGCTCGTGGGTTAAACACCGTGAAGTCGTGGGGCTCCAAGGTCTGCTCGCTGTAATTGAAGTCGCCCTGGGCATCGCTCTTCTGAGGGTCTTCCTTGCGCTTCTGCAGCATCTTGCCCGCCTTTAGGCGTGGCACGCTGATTTTCTTTTCCACACCGGGAATCACCATGATGAGTCCCTTGTCCACAAGCTCGTTGCCCGTGGTCGCAACGGTCAGGATGCGCTCCAGCACCTCGCCGTTGTAGTTCGTGTTCTTTACTACTATTGCCATTTGTTTTCCTTTTTATGGTTCTTCTGTCTCTCTCGTCCTTTACTGGAACTGGCGCTTCATGCGCGCTTCCCTGATTTGCTTCTGGCGCTGCTCCCATGGTCCGTCGCTCACGCCGGGCTGCACATGCAGGTCGTTCATCACCTTGCGCTTCGGGGTCAGCGCGGAAAGCACCTTCTTGCCCTCGGCCATGTTTCCCTTCAGAATGTTCTCGAAGGTCGGGCGGCTTTCAGCGTTGATGCGACCGTCCTGCTCAGCTGCGTCCAACAGTTCCTTGCGCTCAGCCTCTGCGTCTGCCTCGGCTTTGTCCTCAAAGCCCTTCAGCTTCTTCTTCAGCTCTTTGTTCTCGTCCTCCAAGGTCTGTGCCTTGCCGGCAAGGGTCGCATAGTGCTGAGCCCTCGCCACCACTTCTTCATCACTCTTGCAGTCCTTAAACTGCGCCTGTTTCTTCAGTTCTTCTAATGTCATATCGTTCGCTTTTTGTGGCTCGTTCCTGAGCCGGTTGTTGAATGTCGTGTATATCTCCTCTGGAGTGCTGTCCTCAGCCACGGGGTCCGCATCATAAATGCCGTCTATCAGACCCATCTGCAGGGCCTCCTGCGCCGTCAGCCAGTGGTCTGTCCCGTCAAAGTATTGGGCTTTCACTTCTTCTTTGCTCATGCCCATGCGTTGGGCGTACATCTCGCCCAGACTGTCCTCCAGGCTCTCTATCTCCGCGATGCACTTCGCCATCTCTTGCTTGTTGCCGTAGCAGCCACCGCTCACGCTGTGAAGCATCAGACGCGCATACCGGCTCATCTCCACTGGCTTGCCGCACAGCGCTATCACGCTCGCCATGCTCGCCGCCACACCGTCCACGTAAAGACGTATGTCTGCATTGCTCTGGCGGATGGCGTTGTAGATGGCTATACCGCTGAACACGTCGCCGCCGTTCGAGTTGATGCGGATGTCTATACGCTCACTCTCCTCGGCGCAGGCTGCCAGCTCGGCGGCTATCTGCCCGCTCGCCACCTCGTAGCCGATGTCGCCATACATGTAGATGGTACTCACGCTCGCCGCTTTCTTAATATTGAAATATTTGCTCATTGTCTCCTTCTTTGTCGGGCAGTTTGCCCATGTTGCGGTTGCAAAGTTAATGGCTTTCCAACCTCATTCCATACCCCCTGTTTTATCATGAAACGTTATGCCGGCATCATAACGCCGCAACTTGTCATCATGCTTTTCACTCGCTCGGATTCACTCCTTTTCACGGTAATTTTGCACTGCATTTATTCACATTATAAACAGATTTTTCAATGGCAGATTTAACCAATACACAGAAAAAAGAGTGGGCTCGCACGCTTTATCTCCGAGAAAACCTCACACAGCAGGAGATTGCCGACCGTGTGGGAGTGTCACGCGTCACAGTCTCAAACTGGTGCCGCGGCGGCAAATGGGAGGAACAGAAGGTCGGACTCACGCTCACACGACGTGAGCAGGTACAAAGCCTCTATCGTCAGGTAGCCGAAGTCAACAACGCAATACAGCTCAAACCAGAGGGACAACGATACCCTGATGCTAAGCAGGCTGACACTATCGTGAAGCTCACATCAGCAATACGAAACATGGAGCAAGAGGTGGGCATCGCCGACCGCATCGCTGTGCTCACTGATGTCATCGAGTGGATGCGACCATCCGACCTCGACAAGGCAAAGGAGCTAACCTCGCTTTTCGACGCTTACATCAAGGACAAACTCTAACAGCGTATGAAACAGACTGACCGTATAGCACTACAAAACTGGGAAAAGTTCAAGGACAACATCGCGCGCGCAACGCCCGTCGATCGCTCCATGTCACAGGCCGAAATACAGAAGCACCGTGCATGGCTTGAAGCACGCCCGCTCGAATGGATAAAATTCTTTTTCCCGAACTTCGCACAGTATGAGTTCGCACCTTTTCAGAAACGGGCCATACGACGCATTCTCTCCAATCTCGAGTGGTTCGAGGTAATCTCATGGAGCCGAGAGCTCGCCAAGTCCACTTGTGCCATGTTCTGCATCATGTACCTCACACTCACCGGGCTTAAACGAAATGTCATACTCACATCCAATTCCTTCGACAATGCCGTCCGCCTGCTCGACCCGTTCCGGGCCAACCTCGAGGCCAACGGGCGCATCATTGCCTACTACGGAAAGCAGCAGTCGCTCGGCTCATGGACGGAGGACGAGTTCATCACCAAGCAGGGCGTGGCATTCCGGGCACTCGGTGCAGGACAGTCACCACGTGGCTCCAGAAAGGATGCCGTCCGCCCGGATGTATTGATTGTCGATGACTTCGACACAGACCAGGACACGCTCAATCCCGACATCATACAGAAACGATGGGACTGGTGGGAGAAGGCGCTTTACCCAACGCGCTCTGTCTCTGAGCCTACACTGGTGCTCTTCTGCGGCAACATCATCGCCAAGGACTGCTGTGTCGTACGCGCAGGAGCAATGGCCGACCATTGGGACATCGTTAATATCCGCGACAAGGACGGACACTCCACATGGCCCGAGAAAAACTCAGAGGAGCACATCGACCGTGTTCTCGCCAAGATTTCCAAGAAGTCAGCGCAGGGCGAGTACTTCAACAACCCCATCTCAGAGGGCGAGATATTCTCCGAGATGGCTTTCGGAAAGGTGCCGCCGCTCTCCAAGTTCAAGTTCCTCGTGGCTTACGGCGACCCCGCTCCGGGCGAAGGCAAGGGCAAAAAAGGCAAGTCGTTCAAGACGGTCTCACTCCTCGGCAAGCTCTCCGGCAAGCTGTACGTCATAAAGACGTTTTTGGCTCAGGCGCTCAATGCCGAGTTCATCGACTGGTATGTGCAGCTGCTCGCATTTGTCGGAGGTCGTGCTCCGGTCTATTGCTACATGGAGAACAACAAACTTCAGGACCCGTTCTTTCAGCAGGTATTTAAGCCGCTCGTAGCCAAGGTGCGACGCGAGCAGGGCGTACAGCTCTACATACGAGGAGACGAGGAGAAGAAAACCGACAAGGCAACACGCATCGAGGCCAATCTGGAACCGATGAACCGTGCCGGTAATCTCATACTCAACGAGGCGGAACGCGACAATCCCCACATGAAGGAACTCCTCGACCAGTTCACGCTCTTCACTCTCTCCCTACGCTATCCGGCCGACGGTCCTGATGCCGTAGAGGGCGGCAATCGCATCATCGACGAGATTCAGCACAGGGCCGAACCACCGGTCACACGCTCGCGTGCCGACATACGCACACGCAACAAACGAAGATTATAAATTCAAAACAATGTATATATGAGCCAATTCGTACAACTTTCCGACTACGATGCCTCCATCCACCGCGAGATTCTCGATGCGCTCACCAGAGCCGACGAATCGGTCATCGAGATTTGTGAGGATCGGGCCATCGCCGAAATGAGGTGCTATCTCTCCAAACGATACGACTGCGACCGTATTTTCGCGGCCACTGGGTCCGACCGACTCCAGCTCGTACTCATGATGGTCATAGACATCGCCGTATACCACATCTTCTGTATTCACAACCCGCAGAAGCTTTCGCAGCTGCGCAAGGACCGCTACGACCGGGCAGTCGAGTGGATGAAGGCGGTCGCCGCAGAGGACATCTCCATCCAGGGGGCACCGCTCCTGCCCGAGGAGGTGCGTGCAGCACATGCGCCATTCCGCTTGAAAAGCAACCCCAAACGGGTCAATCACTGGTAACTGACAATTAAAAATTCTGATTATGACAAAACGAAAGTATAGCAAAGCCCCAAAGGGCAAAATCACCATAGGCGGAAACATTCCCCAGCAGGGACAGCAGCACCCCAATGTCATTGTGCTCACGCAGCCAAAGCGCTTCGGAATCGACATCGCAGACTTCACTTCGGCTGTCCGGGCGGCTGAGGATGTCGATTTCTCGCGACGATACAAACTCTACGACCTTTACTCTGACATACTCATGGACACACACCTCTCGTGCGTCATCGAGAAGCGACGCAATGCAGTACTCTGTGCCGACATCGAGTTCTGGAGAGACGGCAAGCCCGACGAGGCGGTCAACGAGCAGATTAAGTCACCATGGTTCTCACGACTCGTCACCGACATTATAGATGCCAAGATGTGGGGCTTTTCCCTCTGCCAGTTCTATCGCCAGGGGGAGTGGGTCGATTACGACCTCATCCCAAGAAAGCACGCCGACCCTGTGCGCCGACTCATACTGCGACACCAGACCGACATCACCGGCACCTCATGGGACGAATACCCCGACCTGCTTTTCATCGGATCGCCATCTGACCTCGGACTCCTCGCCAAGGCTGCACCATGGGTCATATACAAGCGCAACACCACGGGCGACTGGTCACAGTTCTCCGAGGTCTTTGGCATGCCCATTCAGGAGTACACTTACGAGACCGATGACGAAGACTCACGACAGCGAGCCATCGACGATGCATACAATGCCGGCTCGCTCGCAGTTTTCGTGCATGGCAAGGACACCACGCTAAACCTCGTTGAGGCGGGCAACAAGACGGGGTCGGCAGATGTCTACGAGAGATTCTGTGAGCGCTGCAACAACGAGATTTCAAAGCTTATACTCGGAAACACGCTCACCACCGAATCATCCGAAAACGGAACGCAGGCACTCGGCACGGTACACAAAAAGGTCGAAGACAAAGTAGCGCAAGCCGACCGACGATACATCCTCGATGTTCTCAACTACGATATGAGCGACATTTTTCTACGTATGGGCATCAATACGGCAGGAGGGGTCTTCTGTTTCCCCGAGCAGAAGGACATCGACCCTTCCACAAAGATGAACATACTCACGCAGCTGCGCACCAACTTTCAGCTGCCTGTCTCCGACGACTATCTCTATGAGGAGTTCGGTGTCGAAAAACCTGCCGATTACGACAAACTGAAAGCCGAACAGCAACAAAAAAAGGAGGCGCTTGCCTCCATTGCCAATCAGCAGTTGCCTGCCGATGATGATGACGAACCCGAAAACAGCGACGACAAAAAGAACTCCGAACCGTCGCCCAAACAAAAAAAGTCTTTCAAAAACTGGCTGCGCTCTTTTTTCGCAAAAGCCCCGCAACCGGGCGGGGCGGATTTAGAGTGGTAGTCAACAATCTCTACCAGGCCAAGGCCGATGATGTGGCTGCGTCCATGGAATTCTCAGACGACTTCATCGCGCAGATTCTCCACGACATCTACCGTCGGGGCAAGGCGCAGTCTCCCACCGACCTTTCGCCCGAACTGTTCCGTGCCATCCTACGCAGTTTCAATGAGGCTACAGCCCAGGGCATGGCTGCAGCCGATGGGCCCGACCTGGATGACGACTTCCGGCAGGCGCTACGCCATTCCAACGAGGTCTTCTCTGCCTTCAAGGTCCACCGTATGCAGTCAGACATGGCAAGACTCCTCACCGATTCAAACGGCGATTTAAAGCCGTTCAATCAGTGGGCAAACGATGTTCTGCCCATCGCATCGCATCAGTGTGGGGCATGGCTGCGAACAGAATACGACACGGCGGTCATTCGGGCGCATCAGGCAGCCGACTGGCAGCAGTTCCTACGGGAGGCAGACGTACTGCCCAACCTCAAATGGATGCCATCCACATCGCCCAATCCGGGAGCCGACCATCAGCTCTTTTGGAACACGGTCCGACCCATCAACGACCCGTTCTGGAACGAACACCGGCCGGGCGATCGATGGAACTGCAAGTGCTCGCTTACATCCACCGACGAACCATGCACAGCCACGCCACTAAACGACGCGCTGAGCAATCCGCAACCAGGACTCGATTCCAATCCAGGAACTGACGGGGCTGTGTTCGCACAGTCGCATCCGTATTTCCCCAAGTCATGCAGCTCATGCAGTTTCTATAAACCGGGCTTCAGGGACAAGCTGAGCCATTTGTTCAACAACAAGGCTAAAGACTGCTACAACTGCCCGTACATCAACAACTGTTTAGACTCGTTATGCAAATCAGATAAGCCAGATAAGGAGAAATTAAAAGCTAATAGGGTTGAATACAAACGCTTGCTTCACGACCCAGAATACAAAGATGTTGTTTTCGACAAACGTACTGGTGGACTCAAAGCCGCACATATTGGTCATATAACTCATGAGGGCGAACACGCACAAAGGTTCTTTGGCGGACTTACTTCTTCCGACCTGGAAAATGAATGTCAAAATCAACTGTTCTCAATGGGACACAAAGCTATCTTCTGTAATGAGACAAAAAAGAAAAATGGACAGCAATTAGCGGCTCTCGATATGGTTATGGATGACAAATATATGGACATACGCTCGGTTACTGGACGTGGATGGTACTCAAATATATTTGTTAAAAAGAATGATCAGTTACGCCGATACAACAGCAGAAGCGACGTCGAGGAGAAAGCGGATGCTCTTTGTCTGTATTTCCATGATCCAAACCTGTTTGATGAGACAAAAATGAAAAAATCCATCAACTATTTCAAGTTCTATCGGAATTTTGACGGGAATCTGCTTGATAAGGATTTGAAGCATATCTATTGTGTCATAAAGGGTAGAAACGAGTTGCTTCACTATGAAATATGAAAAAAGCCGGGTCTCTCAAGGAACACCCCGGCGCCGGATGCGTGCCGAAACACACATAACTTATTTCTAAGTCACTGCAAAGATAACAATAATAATTTAATAAACAAGCGTTATGAACAAATTTTTCTCTTTTTTCGCAGCGTCTAACCGATACAAGCATCTCATCGGCGGCTTCATCGTCGCCACACTTGCCGGTTCTTTCTATGCTGCCATATATGCAGCAGCCGTCGCTGCATCGTGCCTTGAGCTAAAAGACCGCCTATACGGCAACCTCTGGGACTGGACTGACTGGCTCTGCACCTTTCTCGGCGGCATCATCGCAGCACTCATGTTTTACGTCTTATTCCCAATGGTATGGAACTAAAGGATTTCTCAAAACAACTAAAATCGCATAGCAAACAAATCGACCATCTTATGCGAAGGCGCCTCCCCGTCATTGCAGGACGCATGGCAAAGGACTTCTTTCAGAACAGTTTCCGCATCAGTGCCTTTGTCAATGGTGGGGTCCACCATTGGCAAACTACCGGGAGGCAGCTCGGAGGAGGCAAGACGGCAGCATCGCGCTATGGACCGCTACTTTCCTCACGCAACCATCTGTTCGCGTCCATAAAGTACACGCCGTCAGACTATCGCGTCAAGGTGGCAAACGACCTGCTATATGCTCCCATACACAACTGGGGAGGAACACTCCACCCCTCTGTCACACCTAAGATGCGACGCTTTGCATGGGCCATGTTCTATCGCGAGGCTGGCATCAAGCGAAACGCCTCCAAGAAAAGCAAAAAGAAGCGTACCGACGAGGCTGCTGCAAATCCACGCGCACAGAAGTGGCGTGCCCTCGCTCTCACAAAAAAGAAGAAACTCTCCGTACATATCCCACAGCGACAGTTCCTCGGAGATAGCCGAGAGCTGCAGGACATGATACACGAACGCACAAAACAGGAAATTATCAAGATATTAAACTCACAAAAATAAAATCATTATGGAAGAATTGTTCAAACTCATTATCGAACTCATCACTAACAAAATGACCGGTCTCTCACTCGTTGACGAAGACTGTGGTCAGTTGGAGGCTGGCATTGAGGAAGATGCCTACCCGGTCACCTTCCCGTGCGTCCTCATAGGCAATCTCGAAGCCGATTGGACTAATGTCGGCATGGGAGCCCAGAAGGGGCAGGTGCAGTTCTCTGTACGTCTCGCCGTCGATTGCTATGACGACACGCACTACGGATCGGGAACCGAGTCAAAGGTGGCAGAGCGTTTGCAAATGGCAAACAGCCTCTACACCGCATTGCAGTGTTTCCGTCCATTCGGATATATGTCGCCGATGATACGCACAAAGTCGCGTTTCTATTCTATGCCCGGTGGCATAAAGGTCTATGAGTACATCTTTTCGTTCACCATACACGACGAGTCTGCTCTTCTCTCACAGCGTCGGGAATAGCTCCAGCTGGCTCGCGGTAAGCCGAGGAACCTTCACCTTCGGCAGGGGCTTCACGTTTACAGTACCACCCTCCCTGCATTTGCGTCTGATGATGCTCATGATGCGCTCTTCCGAAATAAAGAAATCACGTTCTGAAAGAAGCTTCAGGGCATCATCAAAACGTAGGCGCTGCACCTCCGTCCAGTAATAGTAACGGCGGTACAGAGCCTCGTCCCTCAGCTTTATCAGCTCTTTATTCCTTCCTTTTTTCATAGTCTGCAAAAATAAACTTTTTCCCTTAAACCGCAAGCAAAAAGCCACCTAAATCGCTCATATTTAGGTGGCTTTATTCATCTTGCGCCCTCCAAAGGCTCAGAAAGGCTCAAAAAGGCCCCAAAAGGCCCAGCACATCATCACAACCTGCAGAAGCTCGGCTCTATGCGGCTCCACACACCGTTCTCCGGATTGCGCTTAGAGAAGTAGTAGTTCGTCGCCGTGGCCTGAACCACATTGGCTTCCTTGAACAGACGCATAATTTCTGCATACTCCTCGTCAAAGCGGTCCTCCAGCTCATAAAGCTTCGAGATGCTCTTGTAGTCCAGGTCGCCAGTCTTGTTGCGTTCCAGAAGCGTCATCGCCATCTGGTACATCGGGTCCTCCACACCCTTCTCGCTCGCCTCCATGTAGCGCTTCAGATAGTCCACAAGGCGCTCGGCTGCAAGGTCTGCACGCTCGTCAAAGCCCTTCACCTTGTTAAACTTCACCTCAAGTTTGAAGTCCCCGTCAGTGATCGTGTAGCTCTGCTGGCTCTCGTTCTTCACAGCGCCATACTCGCGCATGAGTTTCGTGAAAGCTGTCACCTCGTCGTCAAGCCATTTCTTGAAGCCCGAAACCTCACTCTCCAAGTTCTCCACTCTGCCCAGCACGTCATGCATAAACTGCCCACGCAGCGCCTCGTAGCTCTCGCGCTTCGCCATGCGGTCGTTCTTTACCTCGGTCTGCAGACGTGCAAACAGTTCGGCACGCTGCTCCTTCGTCATACCCTTCAAGGGGTCCACTGTCTCGTTCTTTGTTTCCATTGTCTTTTCTTTTTATGGGTTCATTACTCGTTTTCTTTCTTCTTGCGGTTCATGGCACGCAGTTTCGTGTTCAGGTCTGACAGTTCCACGCTGTCCAGGAAGCGGAAAGCCTTGCCCGCTATCCGTTTGTCCTCGCAGAAGCGGTCCACGGCTTTCCAGTCTGCCGTGTTCACACCCCACAGCTGCATCTGGTGCAGCACGCCACTACGCGCCTTGCGCTTCGCCTTCAGCAGAGCGGCACGACGTTCGTCGTAGCCCGCCACACGTTCCATTTCCTTGCACATAAGCTCATACTCCGTCTGGGTCATCTGCCGTAGGTGCTCGGTTCTCTCGTTGGTAAACTGCCGCACCAAGGTCTCCTTGTCTGCGCCGGGAAGCAGCTTCAGCAGCTTGTAGAACTTCCCGTAGTTATCGACGTGGTTCATGCTCCGCCTCCTTTTCTTTCCATTTCAGCCACGCCTCCCTCGCCACGGCAAGCGCCGTCGGAACTTCCCATGTCAAGCCGTCAGCAGGAAGCAACGGCACATTGTTAAAACAAATGTACACCTCACCGCTGAACTCGCGAGCCTGAACTATCGTTTCGCTCTCTCTAACCAAAGCTGCTGCTTTCTTCGCAGCCTTTTTCTCGTTGCGGGCCTTGCGCTCTGCGTTCAGCCACGCTTTCAACTCGTCTAAAACTTTCATTGCGTCAATATTTATGGGTTCTTTGTTTGTCATTTTCCATTTTACTTGGTTTCCACTTGATGGTCACTTCGGCGTCCATCTTGCCGCTGCCCTCACACACGGGGCAGATTTTCCATTCGCTGTCGTTCGGGCTGTTCCGGTCGCCTAAAAAACCGCCCTGACCATGACAGTATTCGCAAGTATATCCTCGGCTCTCAATCCGTTCTTCCTTGCTGCCGTAAACTGGTGGCGTCAGCCATATCATTCGATGCTTACTGCTCATTGTTTCTCGCGTTTATATGTTACTTTCTCATAAGTGTGCCACTGGATGATCCGTGCCGCAAACATCAAGTCGGTAGTTTCCAGCACCACACACCCTTTGTTCTTCTGGCTGCGGTGTGCCGTCAGGTCACATTGCCAGTTACCCTCCAGCCATTCGTTCATCACGCTCTCCGCCTGGATCTTCTTCAGCAGGATATATATCGTGTCACCCTGCCGGTAGTCGTTCATGTCCTTACTCATTGCTTCTTGTCGTTATTGGTCCAATATTCTTCAGCTCGCTCCGCCCAGATGGTGTAGTAGCCCTTGTCCCCGAAATATCGCCCCTTCGATATGGCTCTATATCCCTCCACCCATATCTTCAGCGAGGCATCAAACATCACGCTCACCGCTGTACGCCCCTTCGGGCGTGTGCCCTCGGCTTGGCTGATGATGACGAGCAGCTTGTTGGGATGCCGGGCCTTGAAAGCCCGATAGTCCTCAAAGCTCATGCCCGTATACTGGTAGGAGTCTATCACCACCGTGTTGGGGCTTTTCCTTTTCGACAGTCGCTTGTCAAGGTCCTCCATGCTCTCGGCATCCAGCAACACCATTCGGCGTGCCACGTCCTGCATCCCGGCTCGTATAAAGGCATTCTTCATCGTCAGGCTCGAACCTTCCTCCAGACTGTCATAAGCCACTCTCCCGAATCGGCATAGTTCCTTGCACAGCTTCAGCACGAAACTCGTCTTGCCGCTTCCGCTTCGACCCCACACGAACCACACACCGTTCCGCTCAGGCTCGCCGAAAGCCTCGCGCCACTCGTCGCTCAATTTGTAGGTTTGCTTCTTCATCGCGAGCAGCTCGCTCACGCTTATCGCTCTTTTCATATCGTTTGAATGTTATTTGAACACCGTTCAAGCGCCCATCTGCTTCACTCTGTGTACACCTTTCTTCACCCTCCGCAGGTCGAAGTCATACTGCTCGGCGTCCTTCACCACCTCCGCTATCTTCTTGCGGTCGGTCAGTCCGTTCGCCACGCAGATCGCATAAACGTCGTTCGGACTTGTCTGCTCCAGCTCGAAGAACTTGCGTCCTATCCTGGAGTGTATCTCGTTATAGCCTTTCTTGTCATAACGCAGTCCCATCTTCATCCTGCGCTTGATATAAGAAGTCGAGAAGAACACGATGCCGCATTTGTCCTCAAGCCTGTTATACAGGTCTATGAAGTAGTGGAACACCCTTTCCGTCAGCTTGTCAGCTTCATCGAACAGCAGCACCGGACTCTGCGTCTGTATCAGCGCACCGATGATTGCGTCAAGCATGTCTCTTATCGTCATGCCGTCAGTCCTCAGACCTATCTTCTTCGCAATGTCGCGGATAAAGTCGCTGCGCTTCATGTCTTCCGAGCACAAAATATAGTAGGCACCGCTGTGCTCACGCTCGTAAAGCCGCGCTGCCGTGGTCTTGCCGCATCCGGCTTCGCCCACCACCCAGGTCACGTTCTTCCATTCCTGGGCGTCAGTCATCGCATAGGCCATCTCCTTTGCTGCCGTGGTCTCCACCATCTGCCAGGCACCAGGGGTGGCGGTTCCCACCTGCGAGGCTATCTTTCGCCACATGTCGTCGCTGATGTTCTCCCACTTGCCGCTCAGCACCGAGCTTACCGTGCCCGCACTCGTACCGTCCAGACTGGCTGCTGCCTTGTTTTGGCTCGGATATTTCATCACATAGAGGCGCAGGGCCTCGCGTATCTGTTCTTTCTGTTTCTCGTTCATATCGTTTGTTTTTATTGATTCTATAGTTTTGATGCAATCTTCTTCTCCATCGGAAGCGGTATTCTCGGCGTGTCGCCATCATCACCGCCCTCCATCACGTCCAGCCAGTCATCAAGGCTCAGCGATTTCGTGTGTCTTCCAAGCTGGTACTGCTCAGGAGGCTGCGAGTAACGCTCCATGCGGTGGTCTATCTGCCGCTGCACGGCTGCCGTCGTGCCCTTCAGCTTCGGACTGTGCAGGCCCTGCTGCTCCGCGTCCGTGCCATGCTCGGCGGCTATCGTCCGGCCGGCCACCGTCCGCTCTATGCGGTCCTGAAGGTTGGCTTCCTGCTCCTGGCGGATAAATTTCGCATCGTCAGTCCCCTGCTGGTCTTGCAGGGCGCGGTGTATCAGTATGTAGGGTTCTGCCGTCCGCTCAAAGCGCAGCGAGCCGTCTGTGCCTTTTGTATAGAGTCTGATGCTTGCAAAGTCGTAAGGGTCGTAAGCCACAATGAAACGCTCGTAGGTGTGCTTCCTTCGCCACTCGTGGTCGGGTACACCGGGCGATGAGCACACTTCGTACTGCCGTTTCTCGCCCTTCACCGTCACCTGCAGGCCCTGGTCCGTGAATGTCGCCATGCGTTTCGTAAACACCCAGAACATGTCCACCATGTCGTGCAGCGTCACTTCCTGCGTCTCCTCGTTCACGCTCTTCTCATACATGTCTATCCTGCGCTCGCCGGTGGCAGGGTGCACACCCTCGTTCCATTCCTTACGGGCTGCGGCATAGGCATCTTTCAGCTCCTCCAGAGTGTACAGACTGTCCTTGTTGGCTTCGATAAACTCCACGTTCGGGCGGCTCGACGCCTTCTTCGCCGTCACGTTCTGACCCGTGAAGCGCCAGTCCTTGTGCAGCACCTGAGCCTGAAACCGTCCGAACACGCTCTCTATCGTCTTCGACTCGCCGTTGTAGGGCTGTGTCGGTCTGTGTACGCGGCAAATCTTCCCGATAAAGCCGTCCGAGTCCAGCTTCTTGTGGCCGCCCTGGTTGTCATAAACAATCTCATAAGGCTTGTGTCCGCTCTTCTGGATTGCCATGCGGTAGGCGTGGTATTGGGCCTCATAGTCCTCAGTGTCACTGATGCAGTAGCCCAGAAGCACCTCGCTCATTGCGTCGATCACTTCATACACCTGGGTCGTCCGCACCTTGCCCTGCTCGTCCCTATAGTAAAGGTTCAGCTTCGTGCCGTCACCATACCATAGCGTGTCCCTGCGTGTCGGAAGTGCCGTCTTGTGCTTTCTGCCGTAACGCTGACGCGCAGCTTGCTCGCCATATATGGCGTCATACCATAAAGGCTCCACCGACGGGCTGTTCAGCCATTTCTTCATACCGCTCAGGCTTCTTATCGGCTTCCAGCCTCTTTCCTCGGCTATCTCGTTTGCCTTCTCAAACAGCTGCGCGTCGGTGTACACCGGCACCTTGCTGCGCTTCAGAGCCACAATCAGTTTCAGAAAGTCACCGGTTATCTTCAGTGCCGAAGAGTTGCCCAGCTTGCCGCTCACCACGCTCTGGTAGCCATCGGCCTTCCAAGCCTTCAGTCGCGTCTTCAGTCGCGCCAATGTGCCCGGGAGCGTGTGGCCATAGCTCTCGCGCATACGTTCCGAACTGTCAAGTATCAAGTCCCACGCACCCGACATCGGAGCATTCAGACTGCTGCGGATGGCCTGGCGTCTTGCCGCCATCTTCTCCAGCTCGCCAAGCACCGAGGCGTTGATGGTATATTCCTCTATCATCTTCTCCGTCAGGTGGCGCTCCTGCCCGTCCTTGTCCATATAGGTGTAGGCTTCGTAATAATCACGCGCCTTCGCATCTATCTTTATGCTTGCCTTCGTCATAGCCTCTCGCATCTTTTCTTCTGGGTCACCGTATGTCGCCACAAACCGCCGTCTGTACTTCTCCGGAATACTGCTCCACACATACAGTGCCTGAGTCCCCTCGCCGCCGCCACGACGTGCACAAGCAATGTTGCTCCTGCATACGTTCTGACGCAAGGTGCTCGCCTTCATCACCGGCTCAACACCACCGGTCAGCTCGGCAAACGTCACGCACAATATCTTGTTGTAGTACTCCATTTCCTTTTGTCTTTGTTTTCCTTCTTGCGGTTCTCTCCTTACATAGTGGCGCAGCACATGGCTTCCACCTTCTCCTGCACGGTCTTGATGTCTGTAAACCCAGCGTGCTCGATGCGTTCCACCACGTCGCCTTTCTCGTCCTTCAACTCCAGTACGCCCGTGTTCTTGTCGCCTTCCCACATCCAGCCGTTCTCGAAGTGCTGGCGCATCATGTTGTCCGCGTCATGCACCACCTCGCTCGTAGGAGCCGTCACCAACTCAAAACCGCCACGCTGAACAGCAAGGCAGCGTATCTTCTTTGCCAAGTCGCTCTGACCCTTCACCGGGTGAAAGTTCAATGCGTAGCTCACCATCTCCTTCGTCACACCGAGGGACTTTGCCAAAAACTCCCGCTGGGAGCGGGTTACTGTTATCACTCTTTTCATTGTCCGCTGTTTTTAGTTCGTTATTACTTTTGTTCGTGGAGTGTAGGGGAGTCGAACCCCACATGGCTATCCAGCGCATGGCAAACCTGCCACTCCTGCGGTCTTTCCCGCCGTCATCCGAGGCCGCCCCAGCCGACTATCCAGTGCGGCGGCTGACTATCCAGTGCAGCCTTTGGGACTTCCGTGTTATCCTTCAATCTTCTTACCCTCGGCTATTACCGTCTGAACTGCACTGAAGAACTGTATCATCTTCTGTTTCGCCTTCAGCTCCAGTCCGTATGCCATGTTGCTCATCTTGCCTGTGCTCTGACGCTCCAAATCACCATACACCAGGTCGTCTGTCAGGTGTTCTATATTGTGGCGCAAAGACTCCTCAAGTGCCGCAAGACCAAGTCCCTTGGCCGTCTCATACACAGGCTCCAGTATCGTCTTTGCGGCCATTGCTTCATACAGATCGTCGGCGTGCCAGCGGAAAAACTCTGCATAGTCATTCACCATGTCCTCTTTCCAACTTTCAATGTCACCCGTCAGGTGGTTCAACTTCTTGCGCATTCTGTTCATCGCCGCATTCAATGCAAATTCCTTATCGTTCATATTCTTTAATTGCAAAAATTCGTTATTCTCGGCCTTTTTCACTATCTTTGGCCGCGCGTTTAATCTTAAACACGCTGCAAAGATACAGTATTCTGTATTAACTACCAAATTTTTCGGGCTAAATAATTCAATATTCTGTATTATGGAAGCAAAAAACGACGTCTCCGCCCGTTTTATAGAGGCATACGAGACACTTTTAAGAGATAAAAAAGTAAGCGACAAACGTGATTTTGCCGCCAAGTTAGGTATTAGCGCCTCTATGGTCACAGAAATCTCCAAAGGGCGAAGTAGTGTTGGCACTTCTGCAATACAGAATATTGTATTACAATTCAATATTGATGCTAAATGGCTGCTCACTGGTGAGGGAGCAATGCTTCAGGAAACAGATAACAAGAATGCGCCGACTTCTAAGCGCACTGTTGAGATAGCCCGCCAGGTCCCCCATGGCAGCAGCGAGGGCATACCACTCATACCGCTCGATGCAGTCGCCGGTTTCCCTGCCGAAAGTGGCGGTGGTGTACGCCTGGAGGACTGCGAGCGCTATGTCATACCGGAGTTCGAGAACAAAGGGGCAAACTTCCTTATCCGGGTGTCTGGCGACTCCATGGTGCCGCTATATTATAGTGGCGACCTCCTCGCTTGTCGCAAAATCACAGACATCCGCTTCTTCCAGTGGGGTACTATTTATGTACTTGAGACAAGCCAGGGAGTCATCGTTAAACGTGTGCAGGAAAGTTTAGATCATGCGGACAGCATTCTCTGTGTGTCGGAAAACAGCAGTGTCCATCACCCTTTCCTCCTCCCACGCGACGACATACGCAGCCTGAGCATCATCGTCGGACTCGTCCGCCTCGTCTGA